ATGATTGAAACCACAATCAAACTCGGTCGCAAGTACCGAGACACAGTTTCCGGCTTTGTCGGTGTTGCGACAGCCGTCCAGATGCATATCAGTGGGCCTGATCAGGTGTGCTTGACACCGATCGGCGCTCCTTCCGAGCTCAAGCCGGACGTGTGGCTTGACGAAAGCCGGATGGAGATCGCGCCGCACGAAACCGTTCCCGAGCGCGGTATCGTCGATACGAGAATCATCCTCGGTGCGAAGTACGTCGACAAGGTAACGGGCTTCCTGGGAACGGCAACGGCCATCGCTGCATATTCGTCTCGCCCGAACCGGGTGTGTTTAACGCCTGACGCGATCGATCAGGTCGACGTGAAGCCGGATTTCTGGATCGACGAGGTTCGTGCAGAGCGCAGCGGAACCAGCGTCGTTACCCTCTAGCCGGCTGCAGACAGGGCACCCCTCTGGGGCAGGGACCGTACACCCCAAACCCACCCCACGGGCCGGGACGACCCCGAAATCTCGCCAGTCTGAGGCTAAAAACGAAGCCTAAAGAGCGGCTAAAGTCCTAAAGTGACTAAAGAACTCGAACATGGGCGCTAACCTCCAAGAGGCCGAGGAGCCAGGCCGATAGCGACAGCGAACCTCCCCGCGCCCAAATCAGACTGGGGGGTCAAGGTTCGCAAGGCTCGTATTTCAACATCCAACGAGGATACGTCTATGAGCACCGTTAAAGTACGTCTCTCCCGAACCTACACGAGCCCGGAAGGCAATTTTGACAGCCTGGACCTGCGCGAACCGACCTACAGGGACCGCCACATGGACGGGATCGGCGCTCCGGCGGAATGGCAGATGTTGCAGACCGGGGCGCCGATGTTCGTGGTTCATCCGGCAACCGTCGATGCCTATGTGCAGCGGCTGCTCGTGGCCCCGAAATACGAATTCATCGGTTCCATCTCGGCATCCGATGCGGGCAGGCTGGAACAGGCCGTCCTCGCTTTTTTTCGCGATGCCCCGACAGCGAACTGATCGCTGATGGGATGGTCTTCCGCCTTGGCTGGCGTGCGGCCGATGTGGAAGCGATGACACTGTCGCAGCTGGCGCATTGGGCGGGCCGGTTGGTGGATTTCCATAGGCGGACAAGCAGATGATTGAGATTGACGACAAGGAACTGGAGGCGCTCCAGCGGGCATTCCGAAAGCTTCCCGGTGAAATCAAGACCAAGGTCATGGCGCGCGCCATGCGCAAGCTGCGCAATCAGGTCCGCACCCGGATCGTTGGCGAGGCCTCGAAACACACCAACATGCCTCGCCCCATGATCAACGCGCTGACGACGGCTTACTTCAACGCGGGCGGCAACACCCAGGCTGTGGTTGTCGAGTCCGGATGGATCCATCTTTACAAGTACGGCGCCGTGATGAACGCGAAAGGCACCTATGTGAATGCGCGCGGCCAGTACAACCATGCCTTCGTCACGGGCTTCAAGAGCGGGCACTATGGCGTCATGCGCCGTGTTCTGGATACGCAGATGCCTTCCGCTCCAGCGAGTAAGCGTCGGCCTGGCGAGAAGGTCAAGCGCCAGCAGATTCGCGAGCTTTTCGGCCCCAATCCGGCGCACGCGATCACCAACGATCCGGACCGCTACATGGAACAGATGGCGGATATTGTCCGCGAATATCTGATGCCGAATTTCGCTCGCGAGCTAGATCGCGCTCTGACCTTCCGTTGAGGGGAACCCACTATGACGAACAAGAAGATCAAGGCCGAACTCGAAATTCAGGGCAAGGACGATACCGAAAAGGCGTTCAAGTCCGTCGCGTTGCGGATGGGCCAGATTGAGCGGCAGATGAGCCGGTTCAACAAGACCGCCGGCGACTTTCAACGAAAAGTCGAAAGCGTACAGAGAAGCGCGTCGGCCCGTGGCGGTATGGCATGGCAGATGCAAAAGGTCTCTGCCGGCATGGAAAGCGCTGCGCTCGCCCTTCGAACCGGGGTGGCTGGCATCGGCGCTGCTGTCGTTGGCGCGGGTATCAGGGATGCTGTTGTCGACTTTGCCGCCCTGGAGCGGCAGATGACGCGCATTGGGCAGACTGCCGGCGTTTCGAAAGAGACGACAGATGAGGCTCTCAAGAGCATGAAGCGGCAGGCAAAGGACCTCGCACTTCCCCTCAGTGAAGCTGTTTCGGCCATGCAGGTCATGACTGCCGCAGGTCTGGAGTTCAAGGACGCGATGGACTTCCTCCCGAGCGTGCTTGCCACGACCCAGGCGACAGGTTCAACAGCGGCCGAGATGGCCTCGACGACCGTGCAGGCTGCGAATGCTCTGAAGATCGCGGCTGCTGACATGCAGCACGCTTTCGACATCATCAACGAAAGCGGCAAGGCGGGGTCGTTTGAGGGGCGCGACATGGCGACCTATCTTCCCATGCTTGCGAACGGGTTTGCAGCGCTGGGCTACAAGGGAACTGAGGCGGTTGGTGAAATCTCTGCTCGCATGCAGGTTCTGCGGGCGCACACCGCCGATGCTTCCACTGCCGCAGGGCAGATGGAGAACATCCTCGCAAAAATGAACTCCGAGGAGACGATCAACAAGTTTAAGAAGTTCGGGGTCAACCTTGAACTAGAAATGAAAAAGCGTGCGCGTGCAGGTCAACGGCCACTTGAGGCATTCGTCGATATCGCGCGCGAGGCTCTGCATGGTGACCTCTCGAAGATCAGCCAATTGTTCGGTGACATGCAGGTTCAGCAGGGCATGCTTTCGTTGATCAGCGATGCGGAGACCTATCGCCGCGTGATTGGGATCATCAATTCCAGCCGGGTTGACGGATCGGTACAGCGCGACAATCAGCGCCTTTTGGGGGAAACACAGGCGGCAATCGACAGGCTGACAGAATCTCTTAATCAGCTGAAGACTGGTGTCGGCGGTGCGATTGCGCCTGTTTTGACGCCGCTTCTCGAAAGCGAGGTCAAGAACCTCGATTATGTCACCGCCATGAACGAGGGGAAGCGTAAGCGGGGGTACAGCAAGTTTCAGCAGTGGAACCCATTCCTGAGCAAGGATGAGAAGATGATGCTCCCCTATGATGGGGGCTATCGAGATCCTGCCTATCTCGCCGAATACTGGGCCTACCGTTACGGCCGCGCCGCTGGGGACCCGGTTCGCCCGAAAGCATCTGTGGGGCGACAAGGTCAGGCAATAGTGCTGCCGGAATTTCCAGGGCGCGGCACGGGGGCCATTCCTGTTCCGGTGGCACGGCCCCAGGCATCGCCGGCAGTCGACATGATGCGGGTTCTCCAGGATCAGTACACGTCGTATGGCAGCGGGCGGCAAATGGCTGCCGATCGGGCGGCTATGCTCGTCAACGCAAATCCGTTCCGCGCCTTTGAAGAGCGGATTGCCGATCTGTCCACGAAGACGGCGGATGGAGGGGAAAAGGCGGGGCAGGCCATTCAGGAAGGCGCCAGCGCATTCGACGACGCTGTTCAGGGGCTTCGTTCGGTTGTCGCGGATTTCCGCAGCCTGGTTCGGGATCTCGGCTCAACGACGGTCAAGGTACAGTCGGCATCCGATGCGGGCGCGCAGATGGGGCGGCGGGTGAATGCCGATACCGGCCGATCCATGCCGCCGAGCACCTTCGGCCCCCGTTGAGGACTTTTGCATGGATGACGCTCCGCTGATCATGGCGACCATTTCGCAGATTGCCGAGCGCGACGGGGTGTCGCGTCAGGCCGTCTCAAAGGTCCTGAAGGGATTGCTATCCGATCAGCCGCAAACGCCCGTGGAGCGCGGCGGGCGTGGCCAGGTACTGCGGGTTTCGCTTGCGCATTACGATCATCACCGTCAGCGCCATGTGAACCCCGCAAAGGCGTCGGCGCCGTTGCGGCGCGTTGGCGAGGCGCTTTCAGCTGCGCCGGCCGGCGTCGGCACTCTTCGCGACAGCGATAGCTACGAAGAGGCGCGCCGCCAATCCGAATGGCTGCGGGTCAACCGCGAAAAGCTGAAGTTTCAAGAGGAGTGCGGACAGTTGATCAGAACCGACAGGCTGGAAAGCGTTGCGGGCGCCATCGGCGCCGATATCCGAACGATCCTCGCGCGATTGCCGAATTATTCCGATGAACTCGCCCTTGCCGTGTCGAAGGAGGGCGTTCACGGGGCTCGTGTTCTCCTGCGAAAGATCGCCTTTGATGTCGGTGTGCAGGTTGCCGACAAGCTCGAGCAGCTTGCCGAGCTTTCGCCGGAGCGTGATCCGTTGATCGAGGACAAGGATTGACGGCGGCGGAGGAATATTCTGGCTTTGAGGTGACCGTACATGGGAACGATTTCCGAGCGCACGCGCCGCAACGGCGCAAAATCATATACGGCGCAGATCCGGATTAGACGCGAGGGGCGGATCGTCCATTCCGAGGCGCAGACTTTCCAGCGGTATCGGGTTGCGTCTGCCTGGCTGAAGAAGAGGGAAACGGAACTGGCGGAGCCCGGCGCGCTGGAAGCCCTGCACGCGCCCGGTGTCACGCTGGATGATGTGATCGAGAAATATCTGCAAACGGAACGCAGGGGCGTCGGCCGCAGCAAGGCGCAGGTGCTGGAAACGATCCGCAAGCACCCGTTGTCGCTCATGCGGTGCGAGAAGATCACGTCGGTCGAGATCTGCGCGTTTGCAGAGGATCTTCTGGAGGGCTGGGTTCCAGACGGTCGCGAGGCTCGGCCGCGAAAGCCGCAGACCGTTGGGAACTACCTTTCGCACCTCGGCTCGGTTTTCGCCATCGCGCGGCCGATGTGGGGCTATCCGCTGGATCGCGCAGCTTTTCAGGACGCTTTCACCGTTAACAAGCGCATGGGGGTTGTGAAGGCCAGCGATCGGCGCGATCGCCGGCCCTCACTGGAGGAACTGGACGCGCTGCTTTCACATTTTGCCGAGCGGGCAAAGCATCTTCCGCAGGCGATACCGATGCATCAGGTCATCCTCTTCGCGCTCTTTTCCACGCGCCGGCAGGAAGAGATTACCCGCATCACCTGGGCCGACTACCATCCGAAGGACAGGCGGGTGCTCGTGCGCGACATGAAGAACCCGAGCCAGAAGAAGGGAAACCATGTCTGGTGCGATCTGCCGCCGCCGGCCATGGCCGTGATCGAGGCGATGCCGCGTCAGGATGAGAGGATCTTCCCGTTTCAAGGCGACGCCATCAGCGCCGCCTTCACGCGGGCCTGCAAGCTGCTGGGCATCGTCGATCTGCATTTCCACGACCTGCGGCACGAAGGTGTCAGCCTGCTGTTTGAGCAGGGCTTGACCATCCCTGTTGTGGCAACGGTGTCTGGCCACCGTTCGTGGACCAGTTTGCAGCGTTATGCACATATCCGGGCAGGGGCAGACAAATATGCCGGGTGGCGGTGGATGCCGCAGTTGATGGCTGCTGATTGTCGAGCAGGTTCGGTGTGATCTCTCGCCTAGGGTGCGTCTTCCCGCGCCTCAGGCCTTCGGTTCCTGCGGCGGTGTTGCAAGCTTGCGCAGGTGCTTCTCGATCTCGATCAGGATTGCCAGCAGCCCACAGACGACAGCCGCCGCGAGAATTCCCAGCATGAAACCAAGGATCGCAAGCCCGGGAGATCCGACCGTTTCCCCGTACCCATAGCCCGCGACCGTGCACAGGATAACGATGCCGATCGCGAGGAGATTGTTCAGGCCGTCGAGTGCCCATATCAGAGTTTTGTTCATATGCCGGCCGCCCCCCTGTCGAATATAGAATAGAATAAATCAGGGAAGCCTGTATGTGTCTATTAATTTCGCTACTGAATGAGCGTCCAGTTGAAGAAAGCGTGAAAATTTCAAGTCCACTTCGTCTTCTTTCGGACTTTCTCAAGGAATTCAGCCGGCGCACCTTGCGGCTTGAGCTTATCTGCATTGGCAAGATATATAAGATAAGCTTGGTAGCCCATAGGCGTCATTGGTTCCAGCTCTTTTTCCTCAAGCATTCTCATGATTTCGCTGCGGCTTGGCATGTCTAAGGCCGCATGTAAAAGTTGAACTTCAAGCCTGGCTTCGCGCAGGCTCTCTTTTATTTCGCGCTGTTCATATTCCGAGTGCTCAAAGTCGAGGCTGTCTTGCAAACGCTGCACAATCTCAGCGTTCATCGATCGGTTATTCTCGACCGCTGACAGCATGATTTTTTCTTTAAGGTCGGCGGGCATTCGCAGGCCAAAAGGCGTAATGCTGGCGACCTTTTCGCTGGGGCTTTTTTTCTCGCTCATAGCGACACTCTGTAGCCATAAAATTCTTGACCGCAATAGCTACAGAGTGTAGCTAGCTACACAGTGAAGCCATAAAGGTGATGTCAATGAGTAAAAAGCTTATACCGCCAACAGGAGTTCGCATACCTGATCTCTTGCGACAGCGGATTCGCGAAGCGGCCGAAGAGAATCGGCGGTCGATGAATGCGGAGATTGTGTATCATTTGCACAAGGCGATGTTCGCGCCAGAAAACGAAAAAGCCGACGCACCGCGAGCCTAGGAAACTCGTGCGTCGGCTTTTCTATACCCACCCCTTACGGAGGAAGTGAACATGGATACCAATACCCCGAAAACACAGGTCGGCGCAAGGCCGGCGCTGGCGGCTATGCTGGATGATTTCCGGCTGAATGAGCAAGCGGGCGGCGCGCTGGATGCGGAATGGATGGACTTTCGCCGCCGCCATCTCCCGGAGAATTTCAATAGCCTGCCAGTCGGCGACAAGGCGCAGATCGAGATGCGCATCGAGGAGATGCCCGAAGCACGCAACATTCGTAGCGCCATGGCAAAGCGCGACACTGCGGCCGAAGCCCTTCGCAAAAAGATCATGGCTTTCCCCTGTCAGAACTTCACCGATGCTCGGTTGAAATACGATTTTGCCAAGGGCTGGCTGTGGAGCACCGAGGCGGAACTGTTTGCGGATGAAAGCGTGGCGATGCTGCAGAGCCTGTATTCGCTGCTGCGCGATCCTCCAGCGCCTTCCTTAGCGGCGCCGGTTGATGTGGCGAATGATCCGATCGGCGTCGATGTGGACCGCATTTACGATGACGTGCGGGAGGCCTTGGCAATGGTCCGCTTGATGCATCAGAGCCTGGTCCAAATCTCGATGACACCGATGCGCGGCGTTCCGATGGATGTCATCGACAATTTCGGCGACTTGCGCCGGTGCTCGGAGGTGGTCGCGCGCGGTCTGTCGGGCGTGCTGGCGAGGATCGACAACGCGATCGAGGCCGCTTCGGAGGGCTCGGACGATGCAACCGCAGCAAACGGGTGAAGGCTTCCGTTTTTCCCTTGGGGAGCGGGTGACGATCGCCAAGAGCCGGCATTCCGGCAGGGTCGAAGGGCGGGCCGAATTCCTCTCCGGTAGGAAGGGCTATTACGTCCGCCTCGATCTGAGGATCGCCGGGCGTGAAACCCATTGGTACGACGACAGCGACGTTATCGAGGAACAGTGATGGCACGGGTGGCGACCTCAAGAGACGGCGGCAAGTTGCCGTTGAATAAGTCCGCGGCGGATGCATCGGAGCATCGGCAGATCTCCAAGCGGAAGAGCATCCAGCCGACACTTCGAACGATTTCCCTGCAGAGAATCGCTCTCAGGCGTGAAGAGGCAGCGGCAACGCTTGGAATTTCACCATCGACATTCGATGGCTGGGTTCGAACCGGCATGATGCCCCAGGCTGTCAAGGTGGGCGGCGTTGCTCTGTGGGACGCGGAGAAAGTTCGAAGCGCCTGGTGCAGTCTGCAGGATGCTGCCGAGCGCGAATCAGTCGATGACGGGCCGAACCCGTTTGACGGGGTCGTGGTTTGATGAAAACCGAACTGCGATACCTCGTGCACGATCCGGACGAGAAGGGCAGGGACCGATTCTATGTTCGCCTCAAGATCGGCGGCCGGTTCCGCAAGAAGCGCATTCGCCAGCCGTTCAAGGATGCGGCTGGCGAGATCACTCGAGATTTCATGCTTGCGTACTTTGCGGCGCTGGCGGAGCTGCGAGGCGATGCGCCCGGCGAGGAACCTGCGAAGCCGAAAGCCCCGGTAATCCGCGAAGAGACGTTCAACTGGCTGTTTGACCAGTACTACCGGTCGCCTGAATTCCTGCGGCTGGACAAGGCCACGCAGAAAGACAAGCGGAGTGTGTTGAGCCGCTTCGCGGAGAAGGCTGGGGATCATCCATATAAGAAGTATCGACGCGAAGATATGGAGCGAAGCCAGATTGCTCGGAAGGATACGCCGGGCGCGGCTGACAAGCTGGTTAAGGTGCTCCGGGCCGTCTTCAACTGGGCCATGAAGCGAAACCCGAAGCTGATGAGCCATAATCCAGCCGTCGGTATCGTGCCGATCAACCGGAAGAAGGGCGGCTTCCACACCTGGACGCCTGCTGAGATCGACATCTATCGTGCTCATTGGTCTGTCGGAACAGTGCCGCGTCTCGCGATGGAAGTCATGATTACGGTCGGTGCGCGGCGATCGGATGCCGCATTGATCGGTCCTCGCGACGAGTTTGTGAGGGAAGGGCAGCGGTGGTTGCGGTTCACGGCGCACAAGGGGCGCAATCGTTTCCCTGTCGAGATCGAATCTCGTCTCACGCCTGAACTAATCGAGGCGTTGGAGAAAACGCCCACCGGCACCAGTCATTATGTTCTGAGTGCGCGGCAGGCGCCTTTCACGATCGAGAGCTTTGGCAACGCGTTCAAGCGATGGTGTGTCGAAGCTGGCCTGGGAGAATGCTCGGCTCACGGGCTGAGAAAGGCTGCGGCTGTTGCCTATGCCGAAAGCGGGGCAACCGCGCCGGAGCTATGTGCTGTGTTCGGGTGGTCCAACCTTCGGACGGCTCAAATCTACATTGACCAAGCCGAAAAGCGGAAGCTGCGGGCGAACGCATATGAGCGGCGCCAAGCCCACGAAAAACTCAAAAGTGTCTCGGTTTCCGCAAAAGGAACAACCAGCGAGACAAACGAGGTAAAAAGAGATGGAAAAACAAACCCGAAATTGGGAAATGGTGGGCGATGA